AGCGAGCGTATCATAAGACGCGCAATTTGTCAAGTCCCACGCCCGCAAAAATCCCCAAACCCACATAAATCTCGACGAGAATACATATATACTCTTATGTGAATCTCGTCTAGAAGCCTTCTTGACATCTGGACGAGATATCTGCTATAATCATAAAGCATCATACAGATCTCGACGAGCTATGTACGACGACTACGATCTCGACTACACATACGCAACAGACTATTCATATGATCTAGAGGAGTATTATGCACAAGATCTAGATGAAGATTACGCACGAGATGGGCAAGATTATGAATCACTTGCGTATCGTCACTATGCATGATATAGTATAGTAAACATCGCACGAGAATCACATGTCTGCCACACACGCAAAGCGCATGGTACGTGTTACATTAGATCTCATGTGTTATGATGATCTAGAACTAGATGATGTTCCCTGGAGAGAACTGCTACACCTAGAAGATGATGAAGATGTACACATTAGCATCAAAGACTACAGCGATGTCTTCTAGTGTGACAGTCTGACAATTGGATCTATTCTCAACTACAAGATCTTATTGATTCTCAATAACAAGATCCTTATTGAGAATGCCAGCTGATCTTGTGCCAATTGAGAGAGTGGCACAAGGGGGGTTGTGTTCTGCCACGTGATCGGATATTGTACCTTCGTTGTCGCAATTGATTCAAATGTGTGGTCCCGTTTTTGAATATTCCCGTGAAGATTTCCTGAATGATGCTTCCCCCGAAGAATGGGATGAATGGGAACAGAAAGCAGCAGAACTTGAGTTGCCTTTAGATTACTATCTTGCGGAGTTTGTATAAGAATTCTTGTGCCAGTTGCGAAAGTGGCACAAGGGGGGTTGCGAAATCCCCCGATCCGTTCTACATTACATTTGTTCCTGAGAGATTTCAATGTTTGATGAACTCTGGTCTGAGATTCAAGATGCTCCTGGTGAAATCTTTGACCTTGACATTCCTGAACTCAAAGATGAAAAGTTTGATGTCAATGAGTACCTGAACGCCAACTACGATTACTGAAATGCAATTTCAAGTTACCGAGATTGAGTTTGATTGTTCACTTGATGATGAAGATTGGACTGAACAGGATCAACTTGAAACCGAAGAGTTTTTGCCCTCTCGTTACATCGGCACCATTTGGGATGCTGACAATGAAGAGGACCTGATTGAAGAGATTAGTTGTGCCTCTGGTTGGTGTATCAAATCCATTGATTATCGTCACATTCTGAAATGACTAACACTTTCGATCGTGAAGCACTGGTTGAAGCATACATCGACCGTTTGCTTGACAACATGAGCACCAAAGATTTGATGCGTATTGTTGGTGACCAGATGGAAGAAAATCTCACCAGTTATACTGATGAGGAACTGATTTCAGAGGTTGAGTCTTACTATCCCGACCTGCTGGAGAGTGTGACGGTTGAGTAAGTGGCACAAGGGGGGTTGCGATGCCCCCCAATCCATGTAATACTAACAGTATGAAAAACACCCACCTTGAGCACCCCGAAGATTCTATCCTGACGGGTGACCTTACTGTTCTGGATTGGTTTACTGCCCGTGGCAATCTGAGTGTAAAGATTGACGGGGCACCTGCTATTGTTTGGGGTATCAATCCTGCCAACGGTGAATTCTTCGTTGGCACCAAAGCAGTCTTTAACAAAGTAAAGATTCGGATCGCACATTCGCATGATGAGATCAATCAATTCTATCAAGGCGAAGTTGCAAACATTCTTCACGCTTGTTTTGATTGGTTGCCTCATTCAGACGGTATCTTTCAAGGTGATTTTATTGGTTTCGGTGGCGACACTGAGTATACTCCTAACACGATCACTTATCAGTTCTCTGAGGTAGTTTATGAGAAGATCATTGTTGCTCCTCATACTTACTACATTGCCGACAAAGATCTTCGTGATGCTGTAGCGTATCCGATGAAGTTTATCATCACCGATACTCCCTATGTGAAATTTGTGAAACCTGAAGCATACATTCAGCATGGGCAAGAATCGTTTGCTGATGTTGCTGAGGTGTGTGACTTTGCCCGTCAAATGTCTACTGCCTGTGAGTTCGTAACTGATAAGGAAGCGGCAAAGATCAAACAACAGATCAACGCCTGCATTCGTGCTGGTGAAGAAGTCAACCCTGAGAACTTTGATTGTGATGCTAACCTGCTGCGTTTGTGGGCACTGGTGAAGTCGATCAAAGATGATTGTTTGTTCCTCTGCCGCAATCAAGGTCCTGCAGCATACCTCTACGGCAACAGAATTGATGCTGAGGGTTATGTGATGACCAATGAGTTTGGTACATTCAAGTTGGTGAATCGTGAGGTCTTTTCTAATGCTAACTTCAACAACCAACGGTTTCAGTGTGCCAGTTGAGAAGGTGGCACACACCCCCTAGACAAGGTTCCCATTTCGTTCTATTCTACCAAAGTAATCAACGCAAGGGTTTGCGAGATGACTCTCAATCAATTCTTTCTTGACTGTCTGGATCTGAAGTATTTCGGTAACAGTCAGGACAATTCAGTTCATGAGCACGAAGTCGCTAAGTTGCTTGTGAAGCATGGTCTGAAGTATGAATATCAACCGAATGGTATTCAGAACTCTCCTGACTTCCGTGTGCACCACAACGGCAAAACTTACGACATTGAGTGTAAGTCCAGCAAGCAGGCATATCCTACCTACAATGGCGGATTGCCGAAGGAAGGTGTTATCTACGTGTTCAGCAGCAAAAAGTATAACGAAACCACGGTGTTCTTTGCTGATGATGTGGTGAGCAAAGAAAAGCGCGATCTGTATAACAAACTCATCGCTGAGTTGAATGTTACTCTGAAGCAGTATCAGGCACTCAATGAGTGGAAGGAAGATGAGCGTGGGTTTGACTTCTACATTCGCAACATGTTCACTCAATCGGGTGGCAAAGATAAGACGGATTATTTCACTCATTCCCGTCGCGGTTACTGTGAAGATCGTGTGGTGAATTACGATTTCTGATGCATAGAAATTGGATTATCGGTGTCGTGCTGGTGACCGTACTCTGGCAACCCCTGGCACCGATCCGCCATATGACAGCTGATGCACTGGCACTCGCTGCCTCCTGGATCCGCGACTGACCCTGTAGAATTACTGCATACCAAACGACCCCAACCCATGCGGAAGATCGAACGCCTGATGAACGCTGCAATCAAAGCAAGCGAAGATTTCAAACTTGATAACACTGAGGTGATCGCATGTTCTAATGTTTCTGATGTCTACCTGCACGGTCATTTGATTGCCCGAATTGGTGAAACCTGGATTGAATTGTTTGATGGTGGATATCAAACCAAAACCACAAAGTCCCGCCTGAATGCTATTCTGAAAGAATTCGGAATCACTGGTGAATGTGTCTTTCAGAAGAACTTTCAGTGGTTCGTTAACTACAACGGTTCACCCATTCCGTTCTTCTCTGGGATGCGTCTGGCATAGGTTTTATAGAGAATGGGATGCGCTCTAAAGACACCCCAACTCAAATCACACTGTTTTACATTTTATCATGACCTTTGATCTTGCAACTGCCCTGCTGAATCGTGCTGGTAATGGTAACGAACTGATGGCAATTCTTGACTCTATCGCTGCCGACAATGAACAGGGAATTGTAACCGATACCGATGGCACCCCGTTGATTTGGTGACAGTTGTAGAGGTGTCCACTCTTCTCCCCGTGAGCACCTTTTTTGTGCAATACTAAAAGAGTCAAAGAAAAGCAACTCAAATGTCCGTGATCAAAGCATTCTCCATCGACGGCAAGATGATCAACAAAAGCACTGAAACTGGCAAGTGGTGGGTGTCTGAAATGGAGAATGATTGCTTCCGTGGTGCTATTGCTTCTCTCTACGATTTCGTGGTTGAGACTAATGCTAACTGCGACAGTGCCTATGATTGGGTTTGTGATCAGTGCGGCATTGATACATTCGTTGCCGACACTTGGGCATGGGATTGTTTCTATTCGGTCTTTGATTCGGCACGTGACTGAGTTACACTAAACCACACACATTCCTCATTCGTTATCATGGCACTCTACAACATCGCATCCGATCTTAACACCCGTCAAACCGTATGGGTGAGCACCAACGTTGCTAAGGGTCGCCCGCAACTTAACAGTCACCGTAAAGGTAACGCAGGTCGTTCACTCAATCGTGCGGGCATTGATGGTTTCCCTGCCTGGGAGATTGCGGGTCTTCATTGTAACTTTGTGCCCCGTGCCATTCGTTCGTGAACACCAGCGCCCCGCCGTTCCGCCGCGTCGGGGGGCGCCCCCGTTATAAAAACCATGGGTCCCCCTAACCTACAAAGTGTTACGGACGCGAGTATAATATACTGTGCTATATAAATCTAAAAAGAATATTCATATACACGAAATGAGAAAA